ACCCGCCGCCAATGGTAACTGCCATAGTTCACACTCCCACAATCGCCACGCGATAGGGGCCGATGCCCCCGTCCGGCGAGTTCAGATACACCGTGAATCCCGTGCCCGCGACAATCGCGCCCACGCCCACCGTCACGCCCTCCGCGATCGCCTCTTCCGCTGACGTACCGCTCGGATGATCCATCAATGTCGCCACAATCTCGGACCCGCTCGCAACCCACGTCTGACCCGTCACCACCGTCGATGCGAACGAATCACCCGAAGTCGTCACGTCAACCGTGGTCGAGTTGCCACCGCCCGCTGTCGCCGGAGCCCATGCCGTTCCGTTCCACGCGATGACCTGCCCAGACGTTGCCCCGGATTGGGCCAGCATTCCCATCGTCACGCCGCCGTCAATGACGCCAAACAAGCCCGTTGCCCGAAGCCCAACAGAGGACCCGTCGGTGCCAACTCGCCCGCCGGTGGTCTGGAGATTGAGTACAGCGGTTGTCATTAGTTCCACACCTGAATGCGAACCTTCACCGCGTCGTCAGTGCCGGTGTTTCGGTTCTTGGCCTCAACTTTCGTCAGAAACCGCTGCACGCCCGACGAATCACGCCCTTCGCCACCAAGCGGAATAACGCCGTGTTCTCGTTTGGCGACGGGGTACGTGGCTTGGGCGTTAGTGCTGGTGCTGCTGACGGTGGTGTACGTCGGGATCAGGTCAACGGAAAGACTCGTCGCCTCGTCTTCCGAAGGATCCACACTGACAAACACGATGTCGGCGGCTGCCGTCGTCCCGCTGACCCCGTGCGTAGACGCCTGCCACAAAGTCGTCGTTGCGTTTGCCGTGCATGAAACCACCGCGTCAAACGGCTTGGCCCCGTTCGTGAGCGTGAGCGTTCGCACCTGTGAAGGATCAGAATAACCATCGTTAGCCCCCGTTCCGGTTGCCTTGATGCTGTTGCCGATGTCAATGGTTGCCATGTGTGTTCCTTACGAGCCGATGATCTTCCTGAGTTCCTCTTCGCTCATGCCGCTGAGGTCGTTGGGTGTTGTGGCCGGTGCCTGAGCGGGGGCGGTGCCAAACACCTTCTGCTGTTCCTCTTCCGCCGCAAGGATCTGCTGCATCACCTCGTCCATCGACAAGCCTGACGCCCGACGCTTCTTCACGTCCCTTCGGAGTTCGTACAGATACCCAAGCTCGCGGCCCCAGTTCTCCGCACGCGCCTTGTCGGCCGGGGAAAGCCCTTGGTACCCACGCTGCTCGCGGACGCGGTTGGTCCGCATCTCCTCTTGCAGCCTGCGTTGGGCAATGTCCTGATTGAACGTCTGGCCCTGCTCACGAAGGTCAAGCAAGCGGTTGCGGTAGTCTTCGGCGCTTTCACCGGTCTGCTGCCGGATTTCAAGCCCACGATCCGCCCGCTCGTTGTCGATTATCCGCTCCTGAGCCATCGCCTCGTTCTGGTCGCGCAACCGCCGTTCGGTCAGGATCTTGCCAACGCCGTCGGTACCAACCCGCCCGTAGTCCATCATCGGACCCGGACCCTGCACGCCCTCGGGCATCGCCTGTTCCACGGGCAACCCAGCCGCACCCGCCAGCGCCCGAGCCTGTTCCGCGTCCTGCTGCTGCTTCCGCAACTGCTCCGCCAGAACATCGGCCCGCCGCGTCGCATATTGGCCCTGCTCGTACTTTCGAGCCTCCGCCGTGTCCGCCACCTTGTCGGCACGGGAACGCTGGTAGTTCGCGTTCTCGCGGTCCAACTGCTGACGATAAAGCTCGCGCCGCAACCGGGCGTTGCGGTCCTCGCGTTCCTGTTCCATCGTGCCCTGCATAAAGCCCTGTGTCAGTCCTTGGATCAGACTTGACACACCGCCGGGCTTGCTGGGAATGTCCAAAATCATCGGCTGCCGAGGCATGTTGACCCTTTCAGGCAATCCCGCTGAGTTGACCGTATCCGCCACGCCTTGCCCGCCGCGCCCGCAACTGGGCACCCACCGCATCGGCCACAAGTGTCGGCTGCGTCGCCGTTTCCAGAGGGGGCGGCCCGTACTCGCTGAATGTGTTGGAGTTGGTGCCCGGATCACCGTTGGGCTGCATGACCGGGGAAGCGTCCTGAGCGTCCTGCGTCACACCGGACCCGCCCTTGTCGCCCGACTCGTCACCGCCACCACGACCCATGCGCCGGGCCAAGATCATCCCGACCGCCTGACCGAGCCCGGACTGATCCGCCTCCTGCCCGCTGTCAAACGTGTTGGCCAAGATCCCCGCCTTCTGGTTGCCAACCTCGGTGTCGATCCCCGCCATCTGGTCCGCCGCGTTCATCGTAACGCCCGTGGCGGCGTCGGTGGCGACGGTGGAGTTGTTGAACCCGCGATTGATCGAGGTCTGGGCGGCGTTCCCGGATGAGAGCCTTGCAGCCTGAGCCACGCGACCACGGGCATTGGACCCGCCAGCGTCCGCCGCCTCCAGCATGGAGGTTCGGAGTTGGGCGAGCCGCTTCTTTCGCTTCTTGTCCGACAAGGCCGATGCAATAGTCCCTGCGCCCGCAAGCCCAAGCCCCAGAGCGTCCGTCGATTTGAAGTCTGAGAAGAATCCGTCTTCTGCCACAATGCACCTCCTAGACCCGCCGGGGTCCGCCGTCTTTCGTCTTGAGAACCACCCGCTCCAGCGAGAACGATTCGCCGCCGCTCGTCTGCCTGATCTGAACCTGAATCGCCCCATCATTGATTCGAAGCCGCTGCGGGACTTGGAATCCCGCCTTGACCGTAAACCACTCGCCCTCTGCCCGCCCATCGTCGTCAACACCCTGAGCGAGCACCTGAGACGCCGACTGATCCGCCCTGACCGTCCAATCGACCGAGCCGGTTCCGACCGAGCCGACCGCCTGAATCTCAACCGCCATGATCTTTCGGGTTCCGCTCGCGGTCTCAATGACCGGAAACCGCACCCATGCGTCAATCGCGTCCCCGTCGTCGTCCCGTCGATCCACGATCGGGCGGCGGATGAACCCGTCGCGGCCGATAATGAGGAACCGGCGCGAGTCCGGCGATTCGCCGTCAATCTTGCACACCCCAAGCGGGCCGAACCGGAGCGGAAGAACGTCCTTCCAGAATGCTTTCTGTGCGGGCTCAATCGCCGCATGGGTGCCCGCACTCTGGCCGCTTCGGGGCGTCAGGAACACCATCATGGTTCGACGGCCTGAGTCGTACACCAATTCGATCAGGGTCGTATTGGTATTCACGCGGTTCAGGATCGACGTGAGCCGGTTGCCCGAAAGGTTCTGTACGTCGGTCGTGCCCTTGGGCATGATGAACAGGCCGGACGGCCCCATGAAGTAGAGGTTGTCTTCCTCGTCAAACGCCAAAGCGCGGGGGCCGAGAACGCCCGTTTCGCTCGAAACCTTCAACAGCCGACCGCCGTACCCCGGATCGCCGTCGAACACGAAGCACTCGCCCGCGCAACCCATGAACGCCCGTCCGTTGTCCAGTTCGGTAAACGCCGTCACCGCCGAACCGGGCACGCCCGGGGAATCGCTCGCGGTGCCCGCAAACGCCCGCGTCGGGTCGCTTCCGCCGGTCGTCCAAAGGTCCGCTGTCACCGCGTCGTTGGACGCCCGAACGATCTTGGACAGTGCCCAATACGTCGGGTTTGCGTCGTAGTTGGCGAGAAAGAACCGGCCACGCCAAACGCCGATCACCCGGCACAGTTCAAGCGGAGTGACGCCGGTTGTGTTGGTCCAGTTGTTGACCGTCCGCCCGATGGGGTCGATGATCCGGCACGTCGTCCCGTCCACCGCAAACACATACGTCCTCGGAGAAGCGTTGATTGCCGTAATGGTGGTGAGCATCGTTGCCGCTTCGACCTCGCGGCCCGTCAGCGCCGTTGCCGTGTTGGTACAGGTCGTCAGCGTCGATTCCACGTCCAGCGTGCCCACGTCCACCTGACCGGGCGTGAACGCCACAATGTCGGGGATGCCGGGATTGGTCGGGGGCGTCACCGCCGCCTGCGGGCGGATGATGCGAGCGCCGAACGCCTTGGCCGGGAGGCCCGTGCTTGTCCCGGTCGGAGTCGTAAATGACCCGCCATCGACCGACACTCCACACCACTTGGATCCCGCCGACGTAATCGTGCCGCCGAAGTCCAGCCCCGTGCTGTTGGGGTGGATGCTGTGCTTCGGGCTCAACCGTGCGACCAGATAGCCATTGATCGACACTTCCACCCAGCCGGTCTGTGCGATCGTCGTGGAGCTTGTCGAGTCGTAGGGGACAACCTTGAACTTGACCCGATTCTCGGTACACCAAATCGGGAGGTGCCGGTCGGTGTTGTTCAGCGTCGTGTCGTCGATGTCAAGCTGAACTTCGTCAAGCATGATGTGGTAATCGGCGTCCGTGCCGTTCACCTCGATCAGCCGGATATTCAGCATGTACGTCTGATTGATCCCCTGCGTAACCGCGCTCTTGACCCACGACGGCACCACTTTCAGAGCCCGCGTGGTCATGCCGCCACCGCCAGAATGCGGCGTTCCGCTGAACGTTCCGCCCGGACCCGTGCTCGGACTGACGATGCCAGTGCTGCTCATTCGTGAAGGTTCTCCCCAAAGAAGAACGCGCCGACCCGATCATCCTCGGTTGCGTTCACGTCGCGGAGACGTACCTCTACCTCATAGAACTCGTCGGGCGGGGTAGTTGCCCAAAGCTCGATTGAAAGCAGACCCGATCGGTTCGCCGGATTCGTGTTCGGACCAAGCACCACGTCGGCCTGATCGTCAACCATCGGAACCCGCTGCGCCGTGTTGGTCGAAAACCCTTCGGTACCGCCGATGACGCGGGTAAGCTCGGTACCCGTCTGCGTCACGTCGATGTCGATGCCTTCCCAGTTGGGCGGCATGTAGTACCGGGCCGCGCCCACCTGCGTGTTCGTCCCCAGAATCTCCGCGATAACTTCCGGCTCGGGCGGGACCAGTTTGGCAAAGTCCATGCCCGTGACGCGACGGAAGTAACCGGGTTCGCTGCCGGGGAAAGACGACGCCGGGGACTTGAAGAACCAGCCCGCTCGGGCGTTGGGGGTAGTGACAACGCCCGTAGCCGTGGCCGTGGTCCCGCTCGTTCCGCCGGTCAGGTTGTTGGTCCCGTTGAACGTCCCGCTCGTCACCCACAGGACCAGATAGCCCGTGGTGCTGTCCGTCACGTCCTCCAGAACGATCCCGGTGGCCCCGCTCGTCGCCTGAGTCACCACCTCGCCCGCGCGGAACGTGGAAACTGCCAGCGTCGAATAGGCTACATACGCCGTGTTCGCGCCCCGCGTGCTCGCCGCCGACACCTTGACTTCCTCGGTGCCCAGCACGTCCGGCCAGTTCAGCCTCGCCTCGATACCCGTCTGCGTCGCCACGAGCCGGATCTGACAGTTGTTGCTGAGTGTCGCCCCACCACCGAGAGAAATTGACGAACCCGTGGCGATGTTCGTGACCGCCGCACCCTCCACAGATTCGATGACAAGTCGCACCTCGTTCTCGGCCGTGCGTTCCAGATACGCCCACACGTAGTAGCCGAGATTCGGATGCCCACGCACGAACGGGCCAACGTTGTGACACTCGATAAAGTCGTTCGCCGCCCGCGCCCGGGGGTAGCAGTACAACTGGATCTGCATGTCGTTCGACGTGTTGAACGTGGACGCAAACCCCAGCCCGTAGGAATCAGCAAAGTTCGACAGTGCCGCCGCGTGCGTCACCGTAAACTGAGAACCGGTTCTCACTAAGACAATCGACGTGTTCGGGGGCACGGTTGATCCCTGCCAACCGTTCGCCCCGTACTCCGCCCCAACCTTCCGCGAGAACCGCACGTACTCGCCCCGCAGATCGGTCCCGATCTTGAACCCGCTGTAGTCCGTGTCGATCTGGTAGCCCGACCACCGCTCAACCACCGGCACGTAGTTTCCCGCCGTGCTCGGCGAAGTCGAAGAAGCGCGGAGGGCGGCAATGAGGCCCGAACCCGGAGCCCCAGCACCGCCCCCCGCCGCGTTGGTAAACGCCTTTGCGTACCCGTCCCGCTTGCCCACCGTGAGGTCGTCGGACAGTGACGGCGTGCCTCGCACGTTCTGCGCGTCCGGGCACGTCAAATCAGCCTGAGCCCTTGCGGGAAGGCTTTCATCGACGCCCTTGACGGGAGGTTTGAGGTCAATCACGCCGTCGGCCACGGAGCCTCCTTAGCGACCAAGGTACTTGAAGAAGCGAAGCGAATTGGTCTTCAACACGCCTTCCCGCGTGTAGCCCGCGTAGTAGGGGAGCAACGCCGCCGATGCGTTCAGGATCGGGGTCGTGTGCAACGCCCGGTCGTTGATGTAGAACGTCGCCCGGCCCGTCAGGTCGATGCGGATGTCGAACTTGTACTCGGTGCTTGCCGCAACCTTGACGCCGGAATCGACCGCGTAATCGGTCCCACCGATGCTGTAGACGAAGTAGAAGTTGGTCGATCCGGCCGAAATGCTGGCCTGACCCGAAGCCGGGGAGCCGAGCGTGATCGCGTCGGTGTCGTACACGATGAGGGCCTGATTCGCGTCGGTGTCGTAGGGGTTGGCCGTGGCGTTCGTGTCCGTGAGCTTCAGGCCCCAGATGATCGCCGAAGCCGCGATGGTCGAGCCTGATTCGACAACCGACGTAAGCCAGTGCTCGCGGGACAGGTTCGCCAGTCGCGGAACGCCCCACTGGGAGGTCGTGGACGGGAGAAGCGAAACCGAGTTGTTGTCCGTGCCGCCCGTGCCGAGCAACAGGCCGCCGCCCGTGGTTGAGTGGGCGATGGTCTCGGTACCCGCACCGCCGAGAATGAAGTTCGGGTTGGTGCCCGCCGCCACCGACGTAGCGGGAAGACGCTCGAACGGCTCGTACAGGCTGCACGTCCATTCGTCGGGTCCGAGCCCGAGCGGGCCGATCCCCGACTTGAATGCAATCTGTTCCTTGGCGAGACGCTTGGTTTCAACAGGACTGGGCATGACTCAGACTCCTTGGGGTGTTCACCGACCCCGGCGCGGTTGGGGCGTAAGCCCCGGAAAACCTCGAACGGGAACAAACCCGCCCGAGATGTGCCCCGGTTTCCCGGGATGAAATGTCAAATGATGAAGCCCGGGGGGTAAGCCCCGTGACCACCGCTCACCGTCCGCCTTGGCCTGTCACCCGCACCGCCACGAACACGACCCAGCACGCGCTGAGAACGCCCGTACTCCTGCCACTGATCCTTCATCTCCGCCTTTGCCCGCGCCTCGTCCGGATGCTCGCCGTCGTTCTCCAGACTCCACGCCCGCGCCCGACACAGACGAATCAGCGACTCCTCCATCTCGGGCGGCATGTCGGGAACGTCGTTGTCCCCAGCCAAATCCACCCAGTCTTTCAAGTACGTCAGTTCAAACGTGGGCGTCCCGTCCGTCGTCGGAAGCCGGTCGATTATCAGCTTTTTGGTCGGGGCCACGCCGGGTGTCACCTGACCCGTCCACCCGTGCGTAGACACGAAGTAGCACAGGCCGCCCCACGGGAAACGCCGCCTTTCAATGACCTGCTCGGGCGTCGTCCAGTGAATCTGAATCGTGATGTTGTTGGGCACCACCAGCGACACCACCGAGCCGAAGTTTTCAGGAAGGTCGATGTCGTACTCGTTTGCCACCGCGTTCAGCGTCACCGGCCCACGGAACCGCCACGGCCACGAATACGCCCCAAAGAGTGTCCGACCCGCCCGCTGAAACGTCGCGTCCAGCGAATGACCCGTCGCCGGATTCGCTCCGCCGATCGCGTGCCGCATGAGGTCGAGATATTCACCCTTGGTCAGCATAAAAGCCCGCGCACCCGCAAGGGCACGCGAGCCGGAGGGGGGTTAGTTGTCAGAGCCGATGCCGACGATCAGGCCCGCGTAGGGCAAGCCGCCCCAGAACTCGCAACGGGTCAGACCAGCCGCGCCGGACGGACCGGCCGCACGGGTCTTGCCGAGCACTTTGAAGAAGCTCGCTTCGCCGTCGGTTCCGGCCGTGCCAAGCTCGGCGCGGGTTCGCCCCGTGCCGTAGACCTGACCCGACGTGCCGATGATGTACTCGTCGCGTGCGACGCCGGACGAACCTTCCATGAGGACATATCCGTCCTCAAACTGGAAGTAGGCGTCAAACGTCGCGCCGTCGGGAACGGATGCCCCAAGGTCCCACGGCACCACCGCCATGCGGTCCTTGATGTTGGTCGCGGTCGGCGAAATCGCGGAGCCGTAGACGTAGCCCGTGTAGAGCGAACCGGTGCCCGAACCGTCGGACAGGTCGGACGGATTGAGACCGCCGAAGTTCTGGCCGTCCACGCCCGTAGCAACGGTCGTGTTGAAGGCCACAAGAGAGCCCGGGGCGAGAGCGGCACCCGTCCGGTTGACGAGCTTGCGCTGAACCTTCATCAAAGGCGCGCCCGGGTAGTTTGAGGAAATGTCGAACATGAATGTGTTTCCTTGTGCAAAGGCGAGCCCCCGTAGGGGCTTCGCCGGGTGTTGTGAATCAGGCCACGGTGTTCGGGACGATGATGCCCAGACGCTCGCGGGCGTGCGTCAGGAGGTTGCCGTCCGTACGCATGAACTGCGCGTACGCATCGTACGAGAGCGTCGAAATCTCGCGGGCCGGGGACTTCCACATCCACTTCTCGGGATCGGCCTTGAAGTAGAGGTACTCGGTGTCGATCAACTGGAAACGCGGCTGACCGTTCTGCCACGCACGGCTGTACGCCGTCGCCGAAGTCGAGTCGAGGAAGGCGTCGTCGTAGCCCTTGATGTACTTGATCGGGATGCCGAAGTAGTTGTTGCCCATGTAGGACGGGTCGTTCGCGCCCGCACGGGTGTAGTCGTTCGCGCCCTTCATAATGCGGGCGTAAACCGTGTCGCCGTCGAGGTTCGTGGCGAAGAACTTCTTCGCCTTGCCGGTTTCCTTGTACATCTCGCCCATGCCGCCCGGCACCGGTTCCCACATGCACTTTTTCGTGATGCGGGTGAAGGCGTTCCACAGGCCCAAGGCATCGTCGGTGATGTTGTTGGGGTCGTAGGTCTCGCGCTGCGGCTTCCAGCCCGAGTAGGTCGTCGGGTTGATGCCCTGAATGGTCGTCAGGCCCGAGCCGGTCGGGATGCCCGAAGACTCTTCGCAGATGATCTGGGAAATCGACTGCGGAGGCGACAGGGGAACGCCGGTCTGTTCCATCGCGGCGGACGGCGCGGCGGTAAACAGGCCCTCGGTGCGCCGCTTGTGCTCACCCTCCAGATCGGAGTCGATCAGGAGCTTGTACTTCTGGTAGCACGCTTTCAGTTCCGACGCGGTTCCGCCGGTGATCTTGATTTCAGCGTCCGTCCACTTGCGGGAGTTCTCGCTGTACGTGCGACCGATCGCAAACCGCACCGGGGCCGCCACGTCCACGGGGGCGCGGGTCTGGCCGGGGATGATCTGCGTGAAGTTGCTGGCGGTCTGGGGGTACCAGAAGCCGACGATGGGATCGCCATAGTCGAGGGTCTGGCGGAAACCCGACTTCATCAGTTCCGTCAGAATCCAAGTCTGAGGCTGATCGGAACGAAGGATCTTGTCGGGACGAACGACGTGCTCGCGCCGCAAGTTGATAAAGGCGGCGACTGCGGAGGCTGCGGACGTGGAGAAAGCTGACATTTGGGAGGCCCTTTACAGGCCCCGCCGCTACTGACTCACACGCTGCCCGTAAATCGCGGACGCCCGGTTCAGATCCCCCTTGGCAGACATGATCGCTTCAACCGCCGCCTGATCTTTGGCGTCGTCGGTCATCGCTCGCACGCTGCCACCACGCCCGGACGGACGCGGGGGAGTCTTCGGTGTCCGATTCACTTGCAGAGTGCTCGCCGCTCGCTCGCGGGGCTTTCTGGTGAACCGAAGTTCATCAGCAGCCCGCTCCACGAGACGGACAAGCTCATCCCCGCCCGTGGCCGCGATTTCATCGAAATCGAGGTTGGACGAATGAGCGATGTCTTTCGCTGCGGCCAACACTGCTTCGTGGTCGTCGGCCACACCGGGCCGATCGTCGTCCACGGTCCCGATTGCGGAAGCCAAGTTCTCAACGGTGACGCGGCGCGTAAGCGCGGCGGTCCGCTGTTCCAAGGCTTCTTTCTCGGCTCGAAGTTTCTGATACGCCGTCTTCACGGCGGGATCAGCCAAATCGAGTTCATCGTCCAACCCCGTAGGGTCGGAGTCCTTCACCGCTCCGGGCAAAGGCTGGGTACGGGCCGACGTGCGGCCTTCCCCGATGGTCTGTTTCGCCGGGAGGCCGTTGGCCTTCGACCGGGAGTATTCCTGTTGGGCGGCAACGAGGCGCGGACGCCATTCGAGTGCGGCCTGAAAGCGTTCGTCCGGGGTCATCGCCTTGATGACACGCTCGGGGTACTTGGCAAGTTTAAGGGTTTCGGTGGCGCGTGCTTCGGCTTCCTGCACAAGTCCGGCGTCATCGAACTTGTCCACGCGGGCCGTGCTGTAGCGGAATCCGCCCGTGAGGAACCGCTCGGCAAGACGCGCCATGCGGGGCGTGATCGTCGGGGCCGCGTCGTTCGCGGGCTCCTCGGCTTCCTCGGGGGTTTCGTCGCCAGCGTCCTGCTCGTCCTCGGTGGCGGGCTCGGCCTCAATCTCCACCACCACCGACGGGTCGGCGGCGTTCGCCTTCACGGACTTCTCGGTAGGTGTGGGCGGGACCGCATCCGGCTTCGGTGCTTCCTTGCCCATCATCTGAGCGATGAAAGCGTCTTCCACCGCGCTATCTGCGGCGGAAACGTCTGCCCCGGGATTCGTCGTGTCTTCGGCCATTCAGGTCCTCACTTGACAATCATAGCAAACTGAGCAAAGGGCCACGCCACTTCCGTCGGCTTCACAGGGGTCCACTTGTCCACCACCGGGAGGTCACGAACCAGAACCACGGGCTGCTTGCCAGTGTTCTGCTGCTCGTAGCTGGAGAACGTGCTGACATGCAACACCGGAACCATCTTGTTCATCACCAGCGACGTACCGCGACCCACAACGATCCCGTCCACCGGCACCAGCGGGTCCGGCTTCGTGTCCTTGCTGTAGACCTTGACCCACTGGGGGCCAGCCATCTTGGGCGAGGGCGCTGCTTTCTCGGTCACGGGCTCCTCAGTCAGTGTGGGCATTGAACATTTCTCCAAAGTGCTTGCGGGACCGCTCATCGTGAATCACGGGAAGACCCTTCGGCGTTGCATAGTAGCCGTTCCCAAGATCCCGTACTTTGTGGCCCTTGAACGTCGTAAATCCGTACTTCTCTTTGTCGTGGATCGCCCCAAGCTGGGCGGAGACAGGGAGCGGGCCGACGCCGGTGTGTCGAACCGCCTGCCGTTCGTCGATCTTTTCGTGTGCCTTACCGTAGACCACGCCCATGATTGCGCCGGACTCTTTCGAGTGCATCGCGCGGCAACCCGGGCTGTCTTTCGCAAAACCGCATTCGGGGCAGTCCTTTTTCATCCCGCCCTCCGGTTCTGCGCCCCAAGCTGGGCCGCACCGCTACGGGTCTGCTGCGTCACGTCGGCGGCGGGCTTCTGCTTCGGCTCGCCGCCACCCTCGGGGGTAGCCGCCGCCATCGCCATGACCTGCTGTGCCACCATCGCCTGCTGCGTGATCGCCGCCCAGTCCACAATATCGCCAACGCCGTCCCCGTAGTTCATCATGTCGTTCTCACGCCTCCACCATTCGGCGTAGTTGATCCCGACCGGGAACTGTTGGGCAAGCTGGAGTTTCATCACCAGCGATTCGCCCATCCGCTGGAAGTTGTCCCGCATCTGCTGTTCATTCACAAACTCGTGCGAGTACGGAATGATGTCGATGCCAAGGTCCTCAACCTCGATGCCGTTGCCCTGCTCGCCACCAATCGCCAGCCGGTTCCGCTTCTCGCCCGTCTTCGGGTCAATCGAGGTAATGTGCTGCCGCATCGTCGGGGTGTTGATGAAATACCACGTGACGCGGCGGAAACACTCGGCCAGACGCGACCGCCACATCTGCTTTTCGGTCTCCTCCCGCATGTTCTGGCGGGACGAAGACTCGGCTACCTCCGTGGCGTTGCTCGACTTGCCAAGCTCGCCCTGTGCCGCTGCCGAGATGCCCGTGATCGCGTCCAGTTCGCGGTCGCACATCTGGGATGCGACCACGTTCTCTTCGTTTACCCCGCCAACCTTGATAACGTCGCCAGAGTTCGGCGAATCGTCGCCAATGACCACCGCCGAAGCGTTCGGGGAGTTGTTGATCGTGTCCGCGTCGGACTGGTTGTTCACCCGGACAAGCTGTTTCGCCGACCGCGCGTCGTCCCGCATCTGGCCCCGGTGGGCGTTGCTCTCTTCCAGCGTCTTATCCGTGGCCGCAAGGGGCGACACGGGCAAGCCCGAGCCCCGGACCCACCGAACACCCATCACGACGTAGGGGCCGTTCTCCGGCCCGTGGTAGTCAATCGGCTTGGTCAGGAGCTTCGGGGCTGCGTCCGTGGTGGAGCGAACCCCAAGGAAATACATCTTCTTCGTCCGCCGACGCCAAGCGTGCAGGATTACCACCTCGTCACTGTCCACCCGCTCGCCGATATAGGCGTTGATGTCCTGCCGAAGCTCGTCCGCCGCACCGCCCGCCAGTTGGCCCACAGCCTCGACCTCTTCGGGCGTCGCGCCGTACTCGGCAAGCATCGCCTTCGCGTCCTCGACCGTGTAGACCTCAAAGTGACCCGCCCACTCGCACAGGTCCGGGTCCAGCGTGCGGGAATCCTGCACGTAGCGGTTCGGGATGACCTGATAGCACTTCAGCCGGTCGGCCACGTCGTCGGCCTCAAACCCAAGTTGCCGAAGGTACTGGGCACCCTGCGGGTCCTCATACGGCTCCAGCGTGTAGCAACACACCCCGAAGTCCATCGCCCCATCCCAGCACAGTTTCCGGTTCGTGTCCCCAAACTTCGCTTCCACCGCCCATGCGTTGCTGAAATCCTTGATCGCCTCGGCAATAGGCCCAAGGGCCGGACCCCGGAACGACTGCGTACGAACACGCGGCGTACCCGATGCGTGCCGGGCCAGCCACATATTCATAAACTTCAGCGGGTAGTTGTTGAGGTCGTCGGGGTGCTCGGGCCAGCCCGATCGGTGCCCGTTGCCGAACAACTCGATACGGGGCCGAGACTTCTCCATGATCTGCCGGGTGACTTCGGCACCAGCGCGGGACTCAGAACCCCAACGATCCTCGGTCCATTCGTTCGGATCGACCGCCTCCACCATTGCGGGCGGTTCCATGCGCTCGACGGGTATGCCGGTGTCGATCACGATGCCCATTGTACCCCTATTGAGAATGAGAAGTCAATATCAATTATCGCCGCCCCCCAAATCGCTTCGAAACCCACGTCGTCGCCTTCCGCTCCCTCGAATCGTCGTAGGCGTGCGGGTTCACCACCTTCGCTTCCGGAGGCAGGGAACCGGCCGGGAGGTTCGCATCAATGAACCGGATCGAGTACAGCGCCGCGTCGATCGAGTGATTATGAATGTCTACCGGCTTCTCCTTGGGTGCCCGACCCTCCTTGGGCGGATCCCACACGTAGCCCGGCATCTCCTCAACCAGCCCCACCGGGTGCCCAGCCGGGATCCTTGGGTCCCTGTCAAGCACCGAGTTACGCAGCACGAACAGACTCGGCCCGTCCGGACCTTGGGCCAGCCGCCGCATCATACAACCAAGGTGCAAGGGCCAGTCCATCAGGCTCGTAGGCTTCTCACAGCCCACCGTTGGCACCCCGCACCGCGTCATAATCGCCCGTGCCCCGGCGTCCGCGTAGTCGGCGACCGTGCGGTAGATCAGGCCGGGCTCAGGCGTGTTGGCGATGATTTCCCGAGCGAACTCCACCGCGTCCGTCTTGCACCGGATCAACTGGCGTTCGAGGTAGATCCGCCGCTTCTCGTCTACCGCCCACCAGTGGCATACGGCTTGGTTCGTGTACCCGAAGTCGATCCCCCGCACGCGCCACCACCGATGGGAGCCCGGGGGCATCTCGTCGATGACGTGGATGTCCTCCCGCCAGTCCTCAAACACCATCCCCTCCGCACCAACCCACCGCCCGAATCGGTTCCGCTCCCGCATGACCCCGGTGTACTTGTCCACCGTGGCGAGGTATTTCAGGCCCTGCGGGGTCCAGTCGGTGCCGTCGTAGAACACCGGGTTGTCTTCCAGCCGCGAGGGGATGCGGGTGAGCTTGCCGGTCAGGTGCCATTGCCAGAGCCAGTGACGCGGGGCGTCCGGGTTGCACGGGAAAATGATCTGGTTGAACGGGATCCGCTCCGGCGTGGGTGCGATGCGGTTCAATCGCCCGATCAGCCGCATGGCGTCGTCTTCGCTGTACTGCGTCCCCTCGTCCGGAATGATGATGTCCCACTCGGTGCCCATCACCGCTTGGTTATACCCCGAGCCGTCGTACATGCCGTCCACGGCCACGACAGATCCGTTCGGGAAGCAGTACGCCGGGCTCTTGTAGTTGCGGGCTTGGAGTTTGGCGGCGGGGTCGCCTTCGGGACACACCTGCGTTTCCCACGTCGTCATAATCGTGGTGGCGGCGTGTGCCTTGGCCTTGCGGAGAAGCAGGACGCGGGTACCGGGCCAGTGTGACGCACAGAAATACGCCTTCTCAAGCGCCGGACGTGTCTTACCTGAGCCGGTCGGCCCGTCGGCCATGATGACAAGATCCCGGCAGTACATGAGCCGTTCGGCGGGACTACCGGGCGTGACGGTGAAGGGGCGGGACTCGGGTGCGAGGGGGTCAGGCATATTCGTACTTCGCTACCGCCTTGGCCGCCGACACGATCATCGCCTCAGCAGCCCGGGCGAACATGCGGCGCGTCGCTTTCTTTTTGTCCATCCGGCGCAGGCAGGCACGAACCTTGGGCGGAAGGTCCATCACCCTGCCGAAACGAAGCTGGTAGGACGCTTCACGCGCCACCAGCCTTTCGGTCGGGTTAGCGGCAACGTACCGCAGGTCGATATAGTCGGCCACGCATCCTCTCCAACGATCCATAGTCGGTCCTTTCGGGTCAGTCATTGGGCGGCGTCACCCCGTAACGGTGCTTGCCTTCGCCGGGCAACAGTGTGCGCGTGTCCTTGTCGGGCCGACTGTTGTAGCGGTCGGGCGGGAGGGGCGGCCCACCCTTGCGGAAGCAGTCGTCGCACATGACGAACCGGGGCGGGATCTTGGCCCCGCAACGGCACCGGGGCGGGAGTTCGTGGGAGTCGTTCACGTTCACACCTTCCCCGGGTTGAGCCCCAGATACGTTTTTCCGACCGCTGCAAGCGCGGAAAGGGCGTTGGACTTGGCGTTGTCCTGTGCCACCTTCAGATCGTCCTCGTGGTGGTCATCCGCCTGCTTCACCCTTCGCACGTCGATTGCCAGCTTCCCAGACGCGGCGGCGAGCTTGCCCACGTCCAAATGGTCCTCGATGGTCACGGCCGCCCCGCTCGCCTCCTTGGCGTGCTTGGCACTCAGACGCATCATCTCGACCGCCACGGCCTCAGCCTCGGGGCCTGCCGTGGCGAACGCCTTGGGCCTCTCCCGGGCGTGCCGGGTAATCATGGCAACGTCTCTGGGGTTGGTGGGGTCCCAGTGGTCCCCGAGTACGGACCCTGCCCCTCCCGGCGGGATTTCGCCCTTCCCATCAGTAACCATGCGGTTAGTATACCACCCGTCCGATTCGGTGGTACTATCCACCCGTGCAGCGTTGGGGCGTCACGCTCTCCCGTCCGGTGCCCACGCGAACATAGGCAGGCCGCTTGTCCCGGGTGATGAACACGGGTGGGCGCAAACGGGGGGCAACGATCCGACCGCCTTTCGGTG